AGTCAAGCATTTTTATTAAAAATACTACTTTTTTTAATTTTTTTTGTATTTTTTTCTTTAGAAATCATGCATATAAACCACGTAGAGACGTTTTAATTTTATCTGTGTGTCATTGCATGGGTTTTAGATATGCTCTGAGAACGCTCCTAAGCACTTTGTAGGGGTGTCTATAAAATATAATAGGGCATAGCATAGGGCGCGTTTAGGGCTCTGTGGGGGCGTTCAAAATGACGGTAAATATTTGCCTGATATTATGTCTGAATTGCTGTGCGTGTCTTAGGGGCAAGATGAGTGTGTATCCTGGCGATTATTTTAAGCAAAAAAACCATCCGGTCAGGGAGGGCAATGTGAGGAAACTAATAAAAGCTATTTGAGTTTATCCCAGCATCCGGAATAATTTTGTTTCTCGGCCCGGTTCGCTTCTTTCTTGCAGTACTCATGTCTGCGATAATTAGCACAGCTTTGTTTCGAGTCTACGCAAAACGATTTATCCTTTGTTTTCTTAAAAGCCCAGATGCAATATCGACTATCATAGCAGGCCGGCAATTCGCCATCCATTTTTTTGGGCATGGAATTACATGATACAAAAATCAAAATCACTGCCAGTATAATCATAACTACAATATTTATGTACGGAAATATTTTTACTAAAAATTTATTCATGTTTGTCACCTTTAATATTAACCTGCTCTTTCTTGAATTTGAAATATTTTGTGTCGCAACTATACCCGGACCAGCCAACCGCTGAAATAACTATCAAGGTAAGATACTTCCAAAAATGGTTCATAATGTGATTTAAGATTCTTAATATTCGTCCTCTTTGCTCTGTCATTCCATTTCCCCCGGATTAAATTCTTTTTTTTCGTGTATTGCCCCGGATGCTATTATGGTTATTAAGGGATTAACTATTTTGCAAACCGGCGCTTCATAAACGTAAGTTTTTTGATAATTATCTTGAATGTCCAAAGTATAAAAATTTATTGCATTATTCATATAAACCATTCCATCCTGTCTAATACCCGCCCTTTCTGAATCATGATTCTTCTCCTTTCATTATCTTGTACAAATCATTCCTCTTCAATCCTAAAGTCAAGATCGTAATATGTAGATGCGGTCCGGTTGAAACGCCTATCTTCCTATTTGTCCTACCTATATATGTCCCCGGTTTGAATATTCTGTCCTCTTCAAACATGATAGAATTTATATCACAACAATGGACAAAGAGTACTTTACAAACTTCATCGCCTTGTTTGTCAAGGATAGAAATGTTTATTCTGCTTCCGTGCCATGGCGCGGGGGCTGTTATTGAATTGACTCTAAACCTGGCATTCGGGCCGAACCATAAATATTTTTCAGAATGGGAATTATTCAAATCAACTTTCTGTCTGTTATCCTTTCCTTTATAGTGCTGTTTGTCAGAAAAATCTTTCATCTCAACCCATTGCTTTTTGTCTCTTTTGAAGTTCCCCTGGACGATATATATATCACCTGAAATATCATTCGCCCTGCCGCCTGATTTGAATTTTATGAAACGTTTTTTACTGCCGACATATTTTATCATAGCATTAACCTTTGGGGTTAATGGATTAGATCTTTTAATACTATTTTTAACCTTATCTATCATGTCAAATACTGATTTCATATTCCCTCCTATTTGATTGTGATTGCTTCCGCACTTCTTGATATATTTATTACACTATCATTTGTAGCTGTCACCAATCCTACTGTAGACTGTGAAATTGTAACTGTGTCAATGGTGTCAATTTTTATTCCTATCAAAATTTCTCCAGCTGTAAATATTTCTTTAGGTGCCGTATAAGCTACATAAGAAACTCCAAACAAATTAGTATTAAAAAAATGTGAGCGTTTTGCATAATCAGCCTTATGCCCGCTGTAATATATCATGTCACCGTCTTAAAAGTGACCTCGGTTGCCAAGGCTCCTATGGCCGAAAATCTATAACGTACTGAATCCCCGTTTGTGTCTGCCGCTGCCAGGTTAATAACATACGTTCCGTTCCCTATTTCAGTTGCCGAACTTGCCATTGCTGCATAAGCACCGCCATCTAGGGATCTTTGCGCTGTTATTGTCAAGCCGGTTTTTGGGGAAATATTATCAGTCGAATCAATCATAGTGAAATAAAAATTACTGAACGCAATATTTTTTTGCAAGCCCTCAGGCTGATTATCTGTCTTTGCCTTGATCGCTGATAGCTGTGTCGAGTTGCTGTCAATTTCTGTTCTAATCGCAACAACGGTTGGGGGTGTAGTTGTATTTGCTCCGTCCGTTCCCCTCATGTCCGTATTTGTCGCGCAAGTTGTCACATTTGCAACTGTGTCTGTTGCTTCATCAAAATCCGAAATTGTACCCGTTGGCAACTTGTCGTCAATCGCTGCAATACGTTCATTCATGCTGTCAACGGTAGGCACACCGGGAATGGCCGTATTAAGAGCGTTATCAACTTCTGTGTTCACCTGTGCTGCGGAGAGATCGTTTAATCCGGTTAGCCCAACACCCTTCGCCAAAACAATATTTGTTCCTGCCGTCAGAAGTCTTATTGCCGTACTCCAAACTTTATCGGCTGCGCTTTGTAAAATGTCAATTAACCCACCAGCGGAAATTGATAAAGATGAGAAATTTGTTGGTAGCTGCGCGAATGTGTCCCCGGTTTGATTTGTATGTCCTGTCAAGGTTGTGACTGTATCGCAAAGCTGTATATCGGTTCCGGACAGGTCAACCGCCGTGGCAGGATTTTCTATATTAGACCAGTCAAATCCAGCCGCACCGGTTGCGGTAACATCAAGCTGCCTATTTGCATCCGTAGACTTCAAAGCATTTTCTGCTAAAATATAAACCTTGTCGGTCACGGCAATTGTGAAAATGGCAGGATCGTATTTTAATGTGACTGTTTTTGTCGCACCAACATAATTTGATACAAGACCCACAGCTTTTTGTGTTGCTGTCGCTGTGTCTTCTATTACAATCGTACAATTATTATACGCATTATCGTCCGCGCTTCCTGCATTGATTGTGAAACTTGTTTGGCTTGCAAGGGTTGCGATTGTAGTATCGACCATGAGCAATCTATCAGATCCACCGGCACCGGTTGTCCAAGCTGCATCGCCCCTGTCTCGAATTGCTTCAAGGGAGTCTGTCGCAGTGTCAAAAGTCGCTCCCTTTATATCATCTATGTCTGCCGGAATATTTGCCGCCGCTAATTCATCAAGATATCCCGCCCGGGCTCCTGTCCAATCCGCTGTCGATAGTGCCGTTGCCGATTGTGCGACCGCACCTGCGGAAAGATTATCAAGATATCCGGCACGCAAAGCTGTTAATCTCGATTCCAGTTCATCAACAAAATTATCAATCACAACCAAATCCGCTGCTATGCTTGCCGCTGCCGGCGCACCGATCCTATCATAAATATCTTTATTTGTGTTATCAATAAGTTGTATTTCTATCGGCAATGGGGCCATGTTCGTAGCTCCCTTAAAATGTATGCCTACTGAATCAACTCCGGTTGCAATCACCGCATCCGGCAAACCTATTTGATACCAGCCGGGCATGTTCGCTGAATCCATCTCTATGAACCCGCTACTTGCCCAGGTTCCGAGTGTCATTGTCACAAGCGTTATTGCCGTTGAGCTTGCAACGCCGTTCCTAAAATAATATGCTGTTAGCCCTGCCGAGTTGAAAAGTATCCCTGTTAAGCCTGCCCCGGTTGTTGACGAACTGTCCGAAATAAATACTTCTATAAGTTTTGATGTTGTGCCTTTTTTTATATTTAGTTTCATGATTAAAGAGGGTTAAACATTTGTTGACCCTGTCCCCCAAGTCCATTCAAATTATTATATCTTGAAATTCTACCTGCGCCAACTGAAATAAATTCATCAGCCCCAATGTCCCACGTGCCTGATCTTGTATCTCCATCAATGTCTACCGAAAAAGCATAATCCGCATCAGCGCTTAAATCTGTCCCTGAGTCTTTCGCTCCAGTGTCCCCGGATGCAAGATGAAAATCATCGTTCGCCGAATCAACAAAAGTAAATGTTTGACTAACCTTATCATTTGCACCCCCGGAAGAGGTCGCATCATCGGAGGAGTTGTAGTCACTTGCAGCATCAAAAGTCCCGTTAAAATTTGATGTTACCGCATTACTCCCTATATTATTTTTGAATACTTGATTTGCTCCACCACCGTCAATTGCATATATACCACCGATGCAAGTATTATTGTAATAACAACATTTACCATACGTTTGGTCTCCATGTCCATATAAGCAAAGGACTGTCCCATTATTATATGTCGAGTCGTTTATAATTAAATTATTTACTATTACAACTATCACCCTTGCATCCGCAACCGCAAGTGCGTAATCGGTGTAATTGCCGGTTGTCCAAATTATCGACTCTGCAATTTTATTTTGAGTATCGTTTGTTGTATATGTTGCAATTATATTTACAGTTCTTTGCCAATGCCCTGTCCTTGAATTTTTTATCTGGAATCCTACTATATTTGTATAGTCTTCCTCCAAGCTCAAGATCGGATTCCCGCCCGACATTTCTAACCTGTATTTAGATGTATTATATTTCCCGTCATGCCTGTCTGCTTGCTGTACTTCACATGTTATTCTATTACTTGCGCCGGTCGTCCATCCGAGAATAATTACTTGCGCTGTGTCCGCCGAGCCAGAAGCGGCTTTACAATATACGATATGTTCATCACCGGCTGCGACTAAGTCAACTTGCTCGGCCGCCTCCCAGGAATTTAGTGAACTGTAGGCATTAGCCCAACTTGTTCCATCGCCGAGACCTCCAATCACATCCGTGTCAACATATCTTGTTTGTAGCATTTAATTTATATATTTACCTGCTGTAATTACTTTTTCACTAAAAATAACATCTCCCACAGACACATATTCTATTTTCTTATCTGCATTTATGGTGAGAGAATCTATATTTATATCATACTTTCTACGCTTTTTCATTACTCGAATTTCATTTTCTGTGTTCGGGTTAGTTACCTCTTCAAGAGGTGTCATCAATTCTTCCTTACTTATCGATAAATCTTTATCAGGAATTATTAACAATGCAAAAGCATTTTTGTTAAACCCCTTTCTAAAAACCCCTGTCCAATACCCATCCGGTCTCGATTCGACAATATCCCCTCTTTGATAACGAGAATTATATTTATTCATAAAACCAGGTGACGCAATTTCCCGATCAGCAACTTCTTGATCTGTTAATGCATCCATCCAGTGTGCCTTGTCGTAAATTAAAAATTCTGCCATATTTATTAACCGTTTTTGTGTTTTACTTCACACACTTTTATAACGCCTCTTATTTTCTCTGCCAGCTTGGAAATGTCTTTTTCATTGTCCGCGTTCTTTGCAAATAAAATTCCAATGCTGGTTTCTATCTTGAAATCAATTTGGTTCCTGAACTTTGATTCATAGTTGATAGAGCTTTCAAGTCCCTTAAGTTTCCCGTCGATTTCTCTAAGCTTGTTTTTCCATATATAAGCGCCCAGGCTGACAATAATACTACCAAGGATAAGAAAAGCTGGGTAAATATGTGCAATCGCTTTAAGGAAATCTTTAAAATCCATCGTCTCATTTTTCAACCGGTTGTTCAACTGATTTTTTAACTGACCCTACCATTTGCCTTGGAAAATCTTTTACATTATCTTCCGGCAAGGTTAATTTTTTCAAAATACTTATTGCCATTAAGTGGCTGTCTACTTGCTCCATTTTGAATTGTAACGAGCCAACTAAACTCTTCAAAAACTCTATCTCTTCTTTTGTGAATTTCATTCTATGCTCCTTTATGTTAAAAATCCGGGTTGATGGGACTATGAGCCAGGCCGGAGATACTGTATGCAAACCTATATACACGGAGATCATCATTGCCCGAATCAATAAATGCCACATCGGTTCCGTTCAGTTCGTGCCGTCAAACCTATAAACACGGAGATCAATATTTGTGCTGTCAATAAATGCCACATCGGTTCCGTTTAACGCTGCTAACGCGGATACGCCTACTCCGGCTATGTTTAGATCATTTCCGACCTGAGCCCAGTTCGTGCCGTCAAACCTATAAACACGGAGATCAATATTTGCGCTGTCAATAAATGCCACATCGGTTCCGTTTAACGCTGCTAACGCGGGTGCAGTTCGTGCCGTCAAACCTATAAACACGGAGATCAATATTTGTGCTGTCAATAAATGCCACATCGGTTCCGTTTAACGCTGCTAACGCGGGAAAGCCTACTCCGGCTATGTTCAAGTCATTTCCGATCTGGGCCCAGTTCGTGCCGTCAAACCTATAAACACGGAGATCATTATTGCCCGAATCAATAAATGCCACATCGGTTCCGTTTAACGCTGCTAACGCGAGGTCGCTTACTCCGGCTATGTTCAAGTCATTTCCGATCTGAGCCGCACGTATCCAACTAACTTGTGTTATCAATGAACCGGTTATTCTTACATCGCCATTTACGTCTAGTTCATAGCTCGGAGTGGAGTCCATTATTCCAACCCTGTCATTAACCTTATCTACATACAAAGGATCTTCACCGGCTGTTATGAAATCTAATGCCAGGGCATCTCGAAGCTGTGTTTTTGTATCACTCCCAGCAGACTTCAAGGCTAAACCGGCCGTTTCTATTACGTTTGCAATCTCTTCCTGCAAAGCGTTCATAAAAACAGCCGGTAGTGTAGTTGCCGGAGGACCATCGGTAAATATCTTATTACCGTTTATGTCCTCTATATTATTCAGTCCCTCTATTCTGTGCATTTTAAGCTCCCGTCACTCCCCAACTTTCAGGCTTGAAATACCATTTACCAATCGCGCTTCCCCCGAAATCGTCCGATGCCATAACAACACCGATCACCTTTACACTATTCCCTGTTATGCCTGCACTAATACTTCCGGGAATTCCGCTGTCCAGGTAAATTGGTCGTCCCAACAATTCAGAAAAAACGGTTGAAAATGTCGAGTCATAAATCATGCCTTCAACCAAAATCACACCGGTCGAATAATCAGAAGCGTAACTGTCCATTGCAACGCCTAGAAAACCATTCAAGGCTGAATCATTCACGTCCGCTTTCATCCAATATCCGGTTGATGCCTCTCTAAACATTACATTCATCCAGCTACAAGCCGAGCCAAGATATTGACTCCTTAACTTCCAGCCCTTGGCTGTTTTATCTGTTGTTAAGTTCTGTACCGTAGGCTTGACCCAAAAGAAATCTTCCTCTGATATGAGATCGTTCGGCATAATTGAAACGACCGCATCCCTGTGATCTTGAGGGCTTATCTGAGCCGTTGTATTATCCGCCAAAAGTGCCAAAATTGCTGCTCTTGTCCTAATTGTGTCCGCCATATTATTCTCCTTAAATTTTCTAATAAAATATTATATCAAAATTTATTCCATTCTACTATATCCATTTGTATACGCTCTTGTAAACCCTCCTCCTGAATGCCGCTCATAACCCAAACTAAACCCAGGATGATAAGCACCTGTCAAGAAAACTCCATCATAATTATATGTACTTTCATACCCAGAAGAATATCCAACATTATACCCATTTTTGTTCGGCCCGGAATCATCCCAAAATGGAAGTGAATCAAAGCCTGTGTCAAAACCCCTGTCATAAGCAATGCCGGAAAAACCAAATAATACTTGAGTCTGGGATTGTTTCAAGCGAAATATAGCATTTTTCAACACGTCTATGTTCATTGAAACACCGTCAAGAATTTCAATCATAACACGCCAATAAAAAATATTAGTTTGCGCCCCGATTGGTTGATTTACCGTTCCCGTCCCAACCCAAAACGGTGTAAACTCTTCTATTGTAACAGTATAACCGTACTCTTTTGCAATGTCAATAAAATATTGTGCATTTGATCTGCCAACTGTTATGAATTTAGCATATAATTTATTTCTTCTTAGTGCTATTGTGGGTTCTAATTCTTCATTTTCTTCCGGCAACCCCCAATCATTTTCATGGTCTTCTAAAAGTTCATCCGTTGTTTGAACATCTCTTTCAATGTTAATTAAATCTTCACTTCGCCCCTCTATCCTAACAAACTCATCACCCATCCCCTTTAATAATTTCCCCAGCACGGAAGTTATGAGCGTGTTCCAAATCTTACCAGGAGGCAATAAGTTAATAAATAATTTTTGATATTCCTCTACCGTCCTTCCCATCAATAATTCTGCCAGGTAATCACACCTAAAACTTGCAATTCGCTTGTCGATGCTGTCAATTCTGAATCAATAGTTGGTATTATTACTCTATTTCTGTCCTCTGCAGTTGCGGCTGAAATTGCTTCTTGTACCCAGGATCGGTATATTGTTTGTCCTGACCCGCCTTTATCATAAAATAGATTTTTTAATTGTGTTATTATGTTTGTTTGTACTGTCACCGTATTGGGATATATTGCAATTGTCATGTTTATTGTTTTTGCTGTTAATTCAATTATTTTAAACCCAGGTATTGCCGTAACCGGTATTCCTATCATCTCCCCACTTCCAGGATCAGTATGACTAATTATATAATCATAAACCGCTGTCCTTTCAGTCAAGTCAGGAAAAATTATTCCTGAATCATCATCTCGCACAAAAGCAAGTCCTATAGTTCCGATCCCTTGCCAAGCCTGTATAGTCCATGCCCTGGTTACTCCTGAAATTTCTTTTGCCCACATTTCATAATCTGTGTCTGCCCCTCCATGAGGCGGTTTCCGTTTCCGCGTCAAGATTCTTGAACTATAGGCTGCTTTAAGTTCTTCGTCAGCTCCATTGCTAATTCCATTCGAATCTAAAGTAAAGCTTGTATTTATATCTGTTATGGGTGAAACGAAAGTCAGGATAACACCACCACTTTCATTTCCATCCGAGCTAGCCACTTTTGCTGTTATCGCTATTGTCGCCACGCCGGCAACAATAGTCGCCGCTGCATCGGTCAGGTAAACAACTCCGGCTGCTGATTGCAATTCTGTATTAACGGGGATTACGGTTCCTGTTGTTCCGGTTGCCGTTCCTGATCCTGTCCCCTTTACCGCTGCTGTCCGGGGTAATCCAAATTCAATTCCATGTTTATCAAGAAATTCATTCTCGGCGGTTGTGATAAAAAGCTGTCTTTGCATGTATTCTAAAAATCCATACAGTAAATGAATAGCACCGGCATAAATCCGAGCCAAAACTTTTGTTATCGCTCTCCGCAAAAAAGTCTGAGAATCGTCAAGGCGGCTTTCCAGATCAGATTGAATCCGAGTGTCTATTGTTGCAAGTGTGGGACGTGTCCAGGCCATTATGAAAACTGCGCCTCCCAAATATCATTAAATTTCATTACCGTCTCAGTTCCATCAAATTTTCTTATTTTTATTTGCATTGCTAAAGTATCACCTATCTCTGGTCGTGCAGGATTTTGTCTGTTATAACGCTGTGCAACTATATCAATTTTCATGCACACTCCATCATCAATCATCCATTGCAGTGCTTCACGAACATATCCTTTTGCAAGATTCAAACTTTGTTGTGTCGTCTTTGATCTTTCTAAAAGCCAAAGTCTTGATCCAGTTTGATCATTATCAATATTTAATTCATCACCCCACCAGCCGCGTTTATTATCATTGTCATAATCATCACTATCCAGAGCCCGACGATCTGAATACAAAGATAACATAACAGCCGTTTCCAATCCACCATCACGCTCGAGATCGGAAACACCCATTTTAATGTCACCTTCCTGAGTATCATTGTCCCAGAAAATTTTTATGTCCCTAGCCATTATTCACCCTTTATCTTTGTGCTAAGAATTCCGCTTGGGTTTGTTGCTGCCGGTAATCCGGCAGCAGTTGGAACGAGTGCGCCAGGGCCAGGTGCATATAAATGTGTATGTGTATTTGCCCATGTCACAAACGTTGTTAAAAATGTATTCAGGTCTTCCCCCAAAACGTAGGATTTATTAGCGGAAAAAATATTTAATTTGTCACCTTCTACTTTTATTTGATCGCTCTTAAATGTTATTTTATTTCCATTCACATCCCACATTCTTACATCACCCTCAGCCAAATCAGTTGGCCGGTTATCTCTATCAGAAACCATTATTCCCAACCCTAAACCTCTATTACCATTAGGAAATAATATTATTGCTTCCATATCTTTCTTTGGGTATGTATCAAATCCATAAGGCTGCATTCTCTCTACATCAGAAATAGTTTCATCTTTCAAACCTTTTACCTGTATCAACTGTGTTTTCCCGGAATTTGTTACTGTTGTCAAAATTGCCCTGCCTATTAGTAAAAATATTTTCCTCTTTATCGGGTTTATAAGTTTTTTGAAATCAAATAAATTCAATGCCATTATCTGTCATACCTGGTTTTAATTTTTATTGATTCGTCATTAACAGAATAAGCATCCTTATCTATAAATGTTAATTCTGTTATTTCACCATCATCTTCATTTAAGATGTAATTTATATCAGAAATTAAAAGTCTATCATCTATGTCTAAAATAGAATCTATAATATTTACTAAAGAATTTATATCCCAAATTGTGTCGTCGTTTCGCACCCATCCGGCAACTGTGCATAAATAAACCCTTGATAATCCAGCTCTTGTTTTTGCTTCCCATCTAGCCATTTCCTGACAACGTTTCGAACTGACGGGCTGGTCTGCCAAAATAACCAATGGCCGAGTCCTGCTAATAACAGGATCCTGGAAAGTACCATACGGTGAAATATAATCAGCGGAATTCTTGTCATTTGTGCTGCCGTCAATTCCTTTTATTATGTAATCGCTAAATCTATTTTCATTCGACAAGATTAAATCTGCCTTGAGTCTTTCTTCAATTACTTCATCCGTTACTGAACTTGATGATTGTGTTAATGTTAATTTCCCATCGCCCATTGATATGGGGAGCACTCCAATCTTATTACAAATTTCAAATATTATATCAAAAACAAACTCACCTTCATTTACTTTGAATCTATCAAATTTTATATTTGCCTGTGTTGTTGCCGATTTGTCAACAAATACATCAATGCCAAACGGTGCACATAAATTCTTTAATAAATTTAATGCTGATTGATTCAACCATTCGTTTATTTTGTTATCATAGCTGCAATCAATCAAATCTCCTGTTTTATCTCTACCCGTTATTGTCAAATCATTTGAACCATCGTCATAACTAAAGTGCAATTTATCTATATATCCATTTATGACAGATTGATCCTCTATTCTTATTTCTATTATATCACCTATTTTAATATCAAAAGCATCCGCGTCATTATTAAATATATTTTCCATTGTCAAAATAAACCAACCCGTGATACTATTCATTGATTTATGAATATATGCACTCTCGATTCCTGCATAGTTTTTATTATTTATTACTATTGTTAGTTCGCTACTCACTTAAAACCTTTATTTTATCACCGGCTGGCAAAAATCCAGGGTGTCTTATATTATTTATGCTGACTATTTCATCCATCCTGTCTAAATCTTCAAATTTATCGTAAGCAATTTTCAAAGCAGATTCAACACCGAACGGAACTTGATAATTTATTACTTTTGCTAAATTAAAATTCTTTGCATCAAAATATTTAATAAACCCTTTCCTCATGTCGTCAACAGCGATATATGTATCTGTGTTTATAACTGTTTGGCTGCCAAGCCTATCAAGCATGTCACCAAACCCGTTTACAATTTTTTTTCGTATCTCATCGGCCTGGTCTTGATTTTCAAAATCAATTCTCATCGCAACCTTTGAACAGCTACCTAGAAGATTTGCTTTTTTATAATTCAAACATAAAGCTAAATTATCTGCCTGCTCTGATCCAACCGCATCAAGAGAACTTTCATCATTTCCTAATTCATCAATAATGCCATCAATTATTCCTTCGCCCATATCAACAGGAGCTATTGTCCCGTCTAATATTATACCAGCCAAGCCACCTTCTCTTTCACCTGTGCAAGAATTAAAGAAACCACCTTCAACTGAATTTCTGTTCAATCCGATCAAAGTATTGAACGATAAAGAAACATTTTTTATTTGTGCTGCTAAATCACAAGGTGTTGACATCACAGAATCTATCAAAGACACAGCGGCAGACACTATACCGACAGCATCATTGATCATACTTGCTATCCCATTCTTTACGCTTGCAATACCAGATTGAACTTGATACAAGGAGTCCTTTACTATTTTACCTAATCCTCTTATCTTTGTCATTGCAGAATTAAATTGATCAATAAAATTAGATAATGATTTTAATAATGAATCATCTACTAATGAATCATTTAACATTGAAAAATTACCGGTTATTCTAGTACTTAAACCTGGCCCATCAACAACAACAAATGTCATTGTGAACTTTGCTATGCCCCCTTCTGAAAATGATTCACTTACACGAGACCATTCTTTTACAGCAACCGAGAATGGCGATCCGTCATTTATAAATGGATGAATCAACTCGCCTGAATCATCCGCGACCTTTGCCTTTTTATAAAGTTTATTTTTTACGAAATATTTATCCTTGTTGTGATTATGTTTATGTGCTTTTTCTTTCTTGTACTTCAATGCTGCGATAAGATTATCTCTTTCATCAAAATGATTAAATTCATTATCAATATTCGCAATAACATAAGCATTAAATGTAAACTCAGTATCAATCGTCCCGACATTACTTATAGCCTTTTTGCCATGACCTCCACCATGACCTCCACCATGACCTCCACCTCCAAGCTTTGCATAAAATTTAGTACCTGTTTTAATACCAGTTTCAACACTATTAACCTTAAATCTAACTCCTCGAAAAGAAGCATCCTTAAGATCAGCTCGCCAGGAAAAATCATCTCGTCTTGGTGGATTTTTACTATGCCATCTGTACATATTTATCCCTTAATGTGAGTGTGCATGTGCGCTCACTAAATTTCTTCCTCTCGATGAAACCGAAGGAATTTTAACTTTTGTTCCTTTGTCACCTTTTTGACTTTTAACTTCACCTGTCATCCCCTCAGGCATGGTTAACTCAATTAGTGTTTCAGATTTTTGTTTTACGAACATTAGTGAATTAATTTCTTTATCAATCCTTGCATCTTCTTCTCTTTTTAGTTTTTGTTCTTCCTCAAGCCGATCAAGTGATTTTGCTCGTATATTCATTTTTGCCAAGTCTCTCCCAAATTCTCCTTCACTAGCAGCTGTTCTAATTGCCGCAAACTTAGCTTGCTTTGCTTTTAACTCAAAAGTCTTGAATTGTGGGACTATCAATAATTCTTTTTCACCAAAACCCATGAATCCAGCTATTTTATTTCTGACCTTTATCATTGCATTCAACATCTTATATATGCCCCTGATTGCAGTATTTATCTTATTTATAAAAAAATCTCCTAATGATTTAGCCCAGCCAATAATTATTTCTCTATTTTTATAAATTGCAATTGTTAATATACCAATTGCAATAACAATCGCAGCTATAATCAAAACAATCGGATTAGCTGCTAAAAATCCAAGTGCGATAGTAATCCCTCCAATCGCCATTACTAAAGGTCCGATAACCGCAATTACACCTGCTATTATTATTCCCCATTTCAACATACTTTTTTGTGCTGTAGACATGTTCCTAAAAAATCCAGTCAATGCTTTTGCAGCAGTCCTCACCATTCCTGTAAAACCAGCTTCACCCAAGGCAATTTGAAAAGCTTCAAAAGCAGATTTCAAAGCCCGCAGTGCTCCTGGTAATCCGCGCTCCATAATTTCTGTCATTTTATCTGTACTACCACCGGCGTTATCTAGCTTTTCTTTCAATTTATCAATTGCTGGCCCACCACTTTTTAATAAACTAATCATTGCCCGACCACCACGCTCGCCGAATGCTTTCATGATATCGCCAGTCTTTGCGCCTTTTTCTTTCATCTCCGTTATTAAACCGGTAAAATTTTGTATCTTTCCTGATTCCGTTATAAATTTACTAACATCAATCCCCATTTTTTTAAATGCATTTGCAGCCTTCGGTGTTATATTTACTAATCGCATCATTGCATTTCTTAATAATGTTCCTGCTATGCCTCCTTTTGACCCAACGTCTGCCATTTTTCCCAACAAAGCAGTTGTCTCCTCAAGACTAAATCCCAAGGAGTCAGCAGTACCGCCTACGGTTTGAAATGCCTCAGATAATTGTAAGATATTCGTGTTTGCTTTTGATTGTGCTAATGCTAAAACATCATTAACACGTGCCAAATTTGTCGCGGTTTGAGCAGCATCTTTTGATCTCATACTAAAACTAAGCAATACATTTGTTGCTATATCAGCTGCCGTTGCTAAATCCAAATTACCGGCGGTTGCAAGTTTCAATGTTCCAGGGATAACGCTTATTACTTCGTTGACTTCAAGTCCCGCCATTTTTAAAAACGTCATTCCTTGGGCTGCCTCGGATGCAGAAAATCTGGTCGTAGCTCCTAAATGTTTTGCCGTCTCCCTCATTTGCGCTAACTTACCTTCCGTTGTCAAAGAAACGGCACCAAGTTTATTCATTGCATCATCAAAACCAACGATAGACTTAATTGCCAATGCTCCAAACGCAACGATAGGCGCAGTCAATGTCATTGACATTTTCTTGCCAATGCCAGCCATCTTATTGCCAGTCGCCTTCATAGTTGCACTCATCGCAGCCATGCGGCCTTTCAAACGTTCTACACGCCTGCCAATATTAGATAGATTTTGAGCTACCTTCCGTAACGGGCCGGATGATTTATCAAGAACACCTAATTTTATTGATAATGAATATGTTTCAGCCATTTTTCATCTCTTCGTTTATAAAATCAATCCCTTCCATCCAAAATAAAATATCATCAATACCCATATCATCAATTTCGCTTGGCTGAAAATGATAAGTATATGCTAACCCCCAGAGGAGTTCTTTTCCGTCTCTGGGGATTCTGCTAAAAAACTTTCCAGCTCCTTAGTAATATTAGGCAAATCGTCAACTACATCAATTTCATCAATTGCACTATCAGGCAAATCTGCAAGACCGCTAATCAAAGAAAGCATTTCGCTTGGCCTTAATTTACCCTCAGCCGCCTTTGTAAAGAAATCTTCCGATAAATTTTTAATATGTTTACCCTTTAACCTGCCTAAAGAAATTTCATGCACAGTGACACTCCCACCGTCACTCGTGGGAACAGGAATACCATGCTTAAGTTTAATTTTTTTCTTTATCTCGTCCATTACGATTCAGTCCAAAAAGGGCCAATGAAGACTACGGGAACTTCACCTTCTCCGGCTGTTACACTCATATTACTTGTACACGTTGCCTGTCCCATAGTATACGATTTCCCGCCGTTTGCACTTTTGAAGATTACTGTCCCATCTCCGTTTATTGCTGCAATATCCTTTAACGGAATATCGTCACGATCGGTGATTGTGACTTCCAATTGCGCGTTAATTGGCTCCTCGACAAAACCATGCAACCCGGTATCTCCATTAACCGGTTTTCGTTCAAAGTTAGGCTGTCCGCTTAATCCAACACCAGATGCAACCGCCCCCGATTTATTTAACATGAGATTACCGTTTACCCAGACCTCTACACGTCCTGTTATTTTTGCCATTTTTTTTTCTCCTTAGTTAATTTTTAAAGCAGAAATTGTAAATTTGCTGCAAACATTCTGAACTGATTTATCAAATCAGGCGGTAGTAAAACATCAACGCGATTAACATTACTTGCATTTCGCTCTACTACAAGATTTGTAACAAATTCGTCCAAGTTCTCAATTAAGCCTTGATCCCTCAGCTCAGTAAATAATGAAATTGTTTCCAATTTAACAATGCTCGGAGTTGCAATTTTACTGCCCGGTTGAATCGGAGCGCCATCATCCGCCAATTTGAATCGCGGAATTATAAATCTATTAACCATCCGCGTTTTGTATTGAAAAGCAATCTCGTACAATGTGTACAATGTTTGAACATCGAGATAAGAAACGTCTACCGTCCCAGCCGCGTTTGTCTGATAAGTCGTAATTGCACGTTCTATCAAAACGTTTCCTCCATTATCAACAACATAAGTCGCAATACCGTCATAAAGCAAAATATCACGTTCCGTTCTGGTAAATCTGTGTTCGACCGCAGGTGGTAATATTCCGGTTAGTTTCAAATAGTGTAAAGGTCTTGCAGGATCAGCATTCAACTTTGCCGCTGCAATTCCACCCAAGGCGGCTGCCCATTCCTCAGGCCCGGATGGACTTCCGTGACATCCCATTATCGTGCCGTGTGGAGAATTTCTGGAGTTTCCAAGCGTTGTACAACTTGCTTGAGTACCCCTAACCGCTGTCCAGTGATTACCAGGAATTCCTTCTAAGGGCTTGAACCTGTCTGCAAATTCATTCTCGACATTAGCCAAATTTGCTGCGTCAATATACGGCGAAATAACATATTGATACTGTTCGCCATCCACCACGGCCCATACATCACTCAAATCTGGATCAACTGTCCCGCCTACTAATGAGGTGATTGCAATTCCTGAATTTGACCATGGCCAAGGATTACTTTCACCGGCATAATAATTCAAACGGACATCAATATAATTTCCTACAGTGCCGCTTTGTTGAGCAATCAGAACAACATGATCACTGCCGGCTACCGACGCAGAAACTGAAACAAAAATTGGTAATGTTGAATCTGCGTTAATTGCTGTTTTAACAGCACTGTTTACATCAGTTACACTCCAACCACTTGCTAATGTAGGATTTATCTTTACTCCGTTTATTAACATATATAAATTGTGTGTTCCTGATACAAGGAGACCAGAATCAAATTTCATCATGCCTGACGCCTGGACTCCGCCGTTTGCACTCAAAGCCATGGCGTGTAGTTCAGTATTGGGATTCACCTTTTTAAAGCGTTCGCACATCCTTGTCAAAATACTGCCAGGCCCGTAAAATCCAGCGGCGAGATTTTCGCGTGTAATTGCTTTTATCGTTTCAACCTCGGTTGTCCCATCGCTTCCCTGTGTGCCTACAATCAAAACTGTGTGCGGATTCTGCGTTAATCCTTGAAGCGCCCTCGAGTTATCCGTCTCGATAAAAACTCCTGGCGTCCTTGTTGAAGTTGGTATATTGTTAAAACTTATTGCCATTTGTTATTCTCCTTTTTTACTTTTTTTTCTTCTACGATTACTTTTCCCGTTCGACTATCTGAAACTGTGCCGTCCCCATCTTTAACACGTTTTCTGAAAAACCTTCCAATCGGGCCAGTCCAGTCAATCATGCCACCGCCTTCCGGTATAATTGCTTTTGTAACCGGGTGTCTAACAAGTTGCCCTTCCCTGGGAAGAAAAAATTTCATACCTATGTCCATATCTCTACTCCTTATAATTAAATTTATATATTTCAAATCCTTGGCCAAAGCCTTTATTATAGGCCCCGGCCCTTGGATCTTTTGTTAAATCAATCCATTGTGCCATGTCGGGCAGCACTACATCAGGGTATCCGTCCACAAGTGGTAAATCTCCTTTGTATGGTAGCCTGTCTTTAGGATCAGGAGATTGCATATAATTTACATAAATAGTATTAAATGAATCTATTGTCTCCCTATCAATATCAACGCCATCCGTATCATCTGAGACCGAATCAAAGAAATTGACAAGTTTAGTTTCAAATTCAAACTCAAATTGATACCATAGCCAAGCCTGGTCAATTCCTAAAAGCCGACCACCCCGGTAATAAATATTACTGTTTATTCTATCATTACCAGTTACGTATCCATAATCAAGATCGAGAATCCCTTTGAAAATTTCTTTTCTAACATTAAATAGTTTATCATAAGCCGCCAAGCCTGTTTTGTCTCTGTCACCTGTGTCGTTTTTTAACGCTACTATAACTCCAAATCTTTCAGTTAGATTCTGATTCAAACCAGTATCATGCAAATTAGGCCCTGCATCCTCGGCCAATTGAATAACAAAAGCCATTTCTTGCAGCAAAGTATTTTCAAGAGCAATGCTTAACTCAGCAGCACCGGCAATATAATTACCAAACATTGTCTGTGCTGTCCGTAACTTTAAAACTAAAGGCCCAATCTTCATTTGTTTTTCATCATATTATCAATAGATTTTTCCATAATTGGTTTCATTTTATTTATTGCAGGCTCAAACCAAGGCCGCTTTTCAATTTTCTTTGTCCCTCTTTCTAAACGTAATCCATGTATTGCATCTTTTGTATCTCTCAACCCAACTTCAACTGAATTCATTTTCTTAAGATCAACCACAACATTATCAATCAATGACCCTTTATCAATTGCAGGTGGATTACCAGGAAGCGAAGGATAAACTGTCCTTTTAGGCTCATACCTAACTTGAGCTTCTCCCTTTTTTGTCATTTGCATTGAGCGCCTTGATTCTCTTTGTATTGCCCACGCTGTGTCTTCAAGAATATTTCTTATCTTTGCTGTCTTTCGAACACCAAGCGTTTCAATATTTTTCACAACTGTCCTTAATCCTTTTACACTGACTTCAATTTTAATCATTCAGGCCACCCTGTTCCAATCTCTTCCATTTCCCTTGCTCTAATTTTTGAAAATTCAGAATTGTTATCATCATGTCTAGCACCAACTATTTGAAATCTTCTACCAACATCAGCGCTTGATTTTTGTAGAAAAATAAACATATCTTTTTTTATGGGATTTATGTCCGATACAGTATCAAATCCTGTATCAAATCCATTCGTAAATGATTTACCCAAATTTTTAATCGCAGACATTCTAACAGTAAACTCATGAGCCGGCCTACCTCTAACGTTTTCACCTTTGATTGACTCAACATAATCTAACATGGATCTTGTCGATGCAGTTCCAACTACCGCCCATATTGTCGCTATAGTTTTATATCCTCTTGTGAACCCTCCGGTTGCATTTGCTGTATCCAATGGCTCTTGTATCTGTATCTTATGTTTTAGTTTTGATGCTAACCAAGTCATATATTATATAGCTTATATGATTTCAATAATAATAATGACTCAGGTGTTGGCTCTTCACCAATAACCCGATTCTCATATATATTAGTTGCGCACAAACTTATTGCCTGTCTAATAATTTCAGGCACATCACTTGCATTATTTCCATACCCGGCTTTATATTTTATCTTAAAACCACCAAAAGACCGATTATTATTTATAGGCGGTGTCGTACTCCGCTTAATAATAAGTTGATCTGAATTTGTTCCTAAATAATATGAACTGGAACTATAAGTTGTTTCTGTATCGTCTTCGTCTAATGTATAAATTCCAGTTATGCTTATTATTGGTCCTCTAGGTAGCGTGATTGGATTTTCAGGCCAATAATCAAAAAATAAATCTATTGTTTTTTGTATTAAAGATTTATTCAAATAATTTTCAACCTGTAATCTTGCGGCCTTGATAAACTCCTCTAATAATGTATCTTCATCGCTTCCATCAATCCTGGCAAAAGTTTTTAACTCAGCCTTGGTGATAGGCTCCTCGGTGGGAGCTGTTACAACAACCCACCTCCGATTTGCCTTTTGATCCGCGATAGTTGAAATTAAGCTCATTTATCTCTACTAAGAAAACCTTTATTCTCAGGAGCTTTATTCTCCATTTTGTTTTCAGCTTTTTTGTCTTCCATCTTAATTTCAGTCTTTTCTTTTGTTTGCTTTATCTCAACTTCTTCGACATATTCAGCACAACATAAATCTTTCACAAAGACACTTGCCAAGTCTTCACCAATATCATATTCGCATCCTTTTTTATATGTTGAAACGCTAATCCCGTTATTACTGCCTTGCTTTGTTTTAGTCATTTTAATTTTCATGATTTACCTCATTGAACCTGATTCCACAGCAAAGCACGTAATTGAGCCGCAGAAAGATTATTGCTTGAACTTGTCAGGTATGTTTCCGCGCCAGCTTGCAGATCAAAAAAACCTCCGCTCTGGACAACTAACGTATCTCCGCCCTGTTTATGATATATTTTTGATTGATAACTCATATCATTCTCCTTTAGGGGCCGAAGCCCCTATTTTTAAACTGGTATATTAACAGGCCAGTTGTTTGGAAGTCCTAAAATACAAATCGCTGCCGCTGAAAAACCATGCGCTGCGCCTGCACTTTGAGAAACCCTCAATCTGACATACCGGTGTGAGCCTTTATAACCAACAATGTATTGACCAGAAACCCGCGAACTGTCAACATCGCCCATGCTTTGTACTATGCCCAATTCTGCGCTTGTTGAATAAGCTCCATCAAGTCCAATGACACTATGAATTATATCGCGCGGGTGCGCATCTGACCAAACAGAAACCCCGTTATCAGACGCCAATCCATTTTGTAAAATCAATTGAGCCACACTGGTTGCCAAGCTGGCCGATGCCATCGTATCATGATTAAGAATAAAAACACAAGTTTCATAACCTCTTGTATCTATTGTCTCACCATCAAGTGCAACACCAGTTGCTATATCTTGAGGTGTAATTGCATTATAAAATGCAAATCCTGAGTATCCGTCTCTAGTAGCCATATTATTTATCCTCCTTACCTTATACCGCTATTTTTCCAAGCTTAATCGCATCCCAACCGATCACGTCTGCACCCAATCTTTTCCTGAAATAAAATTCTATCATAGGTTTGACCGTGAATGGATCTCGTTGCAACGTTAGTCCCAGTCTATCAACTATCATATACGCCTGCTTCCAATCTGCCAAAGCGACTGAAAGCGCATTAGCTGCTACGACCGGCATGGTTGTACTCATTCTGACTGGACGATTTAACAATGATGCAGGCTCTCCCTTTTGAAAAGATGGCTGCCAAATATAATTACCAACTCCATCTTTTAGTTTCAAGGCTGCCTGAACGGTTGTCCTATTCATTAGGAAAGTGCAAGAATTTAAATAGAATTCTTTAAGCGAGTAAAGTAAATCGTAAAATCCATCTGCCGTTAAAGCAGCAGCAGCTCCCATATTCACCTGCTCCACAGTTCCATAATCGGTTCCGTTAGGATAAGTTGTAAAACCCCTCGGTTTTTGTACACCGCTCCCTGTTACAAAAGTTACCGCTTCACCCCTTGCAAATTTATCAGCAGCCCTTTTCGCCAGCCATCTCTCAATATTTATCCCTGAATCTTCAAGCAATGTTTGAGAAGCATGTGTCTTTGCATACATAACATGTGTCGGAATTCTTTTTTCCTTGAATGTTGGAGTTGTGGTCTTTGTTCCTGAAAGCGTTTCACCTTCCCAACCAAAACCAAAATTATCGTCCCACTCTGCCAACCAGGTCAATGCTCCGGTTGTAATGGTTTCACTGTCGGCCAATTCCCGAATCGGATCAGTCTCAAAAAGTCTTTTAATGATTGTTTTTGACATTGCATCTGTGACAGTGATTCCACCATCAACATCAATCCCAACTTGCAGATCTTTTTGACTTTCAGGATCAAGAGAACGAACCTTCTCTCCACCGTAGCGCCTTGCCCACTTTTGAAAAGCAGTACAATATTTCCCGTATTCATCTTGTGTCACAGAAAAGTCTTTTACCTTTTCTATGTTCACCCCGTTATCGCCCGCTTGACCGGCCAAAACCGCAAGACCGAAATCCTTGACTTCATGCTCAGAAATTTCAGCACCTTTATTTTCGCCCCTTGGAGTGCGCTTCAAAACAACCTCAATCTTATCCATGCGCTCATTGATTTCGGTCTTTTGCTTGGCTGTTTGTTTGTCAATCTCTTCTTGACGTACTGTTATATCAGTCGAGAATTTATCAATCTTTTCTGTCAATAACACATCTGTGACTTTCTCATCAAGAGAGTGTTTTAACTCTTCATAATTAGTTCTCAATGTATCATAATTTTTTGTCATATTGTCGCCAAGACTTTCAATTTCTTTTTTGACCGCCTCAACTATATCTTTGTTTTCGTCAGACATATTGCCCCCTTAAATTTTCGTTTACCTGTTTTATTTCAGCTAACATTGAATTAACCGCTATGGACTTATTAACACTTCTTAAAGAATCAATGATCGAATCTAAGCCTTCATTATCTCGATTCCAAACATCACGTAAGGAATTCTTGCAATTAGATATTAACCATTTGCTTGCTTGAATAGAAAGCCCGGCTTCACGCAAGGCTTTTTCAAACTGTCTCTCATTCGTTGCTTCTTTAATCGCTGTTATATGCGCCCTTGTATTCATAGGAAAAGTTACTAAAGATATTTCCCATAAGTCTAATTTTCTAAGATGCCTTATCCCGCGCTTATCGCGTTCATGATCAATTGCGTCATATCCAATTGACATTGCTTTTATAACTCCATCCTTTAGAAGCTCATAAGCATCTTTGCCCTGGGTAGTACCAAGAGTTAATTTACCCTGGACTTTTAACCCTTTATCATTTTCTAATAATGATGTATATTTTCCGATTGGCATTTGTGAATTATGTTGCCAAAGGATTGGAACTCCTGTCCCGTTACGGCCTCGCTTTTCAATCGTTTCCAGAAATGCTCCCCTGTGTACTACATCACCACCTGAATCAGGCTTACCTCCAAACGTGGAAGCATAGCCTTCAAACATTCCATCTTCTGTTATGCTTTTAGTATCTATCTCAAAATCAAAATCTTTATGCTCCACTTTTTTACTCCACTATGTTGTTAAGAAATTTTGAACGCATCTGCAATTAACAACATTTCCAGCCGCTCCACCTGGGTCTCCTGGAAATTCTAACAAACCGCCTGTCTTTTCAAAATAATCATTGATGCCGACAATCTCATATATAAAATGATTAAATAATTTCCTTCTTACCCTGCTATCTAATGCACTCATCCATTCCTTTTTCTTTACCCTTCCGGAAGCACTTGCTATCCTCTGTTGAGAAATCATCGACATTGAATGTGTTTCCGTCCTGGCTATCCGCATTGCCTCTGAGGGTGTATTTATTGTTCCGGTTTTCATTATCTTTTCTGCTATTTCCTTTCGCGTTCTGCCAAGCAAAGTTAATTTAAGAATTATCTTTTTTATCTTCTTAATTGTGCTTAGATTTATTTTTATGATTTGAGCTGCCGCATGAATCTTAATAAACCTTGCCATTGTAGATTCTATATCTTGACTAAATATAAATTCATCGGATTTTTTTATTTCAGGTACAAGCCCATTCTTTTCCAAAGCACTGTTTAACATTGCACCGAAAATCCGAAATGCTTTAGTATAATGTTTAATAAAAATGGCTCTCATTCTACTTGAGTATTTATTTACAGACCTTGAGTCTATACTCTTTGCCGCTGCTAAATATCTTAGCAAAATTGTTGGCTTAAGGTCCCTGTAAAAAGCATTCTCCAAAACAGTTAATTGCCTATTTGCAAACCTGAAATATCTGCGCTTTGCTGTTTTAGACTTTAGATTTATCATCTTGCTCTTCTTCTTGATCTTCGTCGCCCAAATTATCTTCGGTTGGCTCTTCGGTTCCAAGCGGTATCTGGTTGACAGGAACAAAAACTACATCACCACCATCAACAGCTTCAATACCAACCATCTCACGCTTTTCGTTTATCGTCAAGAATGTGCTTTCCTGCGCGCGCGTCCATAACATCTCACGTTTGTGCGCCAAAGCCGGAATATTATTGAGATCATATTCAAGAAATATATTATCATCATTGTTAGTTAACCAGTTATTAAGCTCACCTTTCAAAAGATTTAAATAGTAAAATATCGTGTCTTCCCAAAATGCTAACCGTGCCTCTTTATAATTTGCATACGTTGCATCAGGAATGCCAACTAATTGCGCCGGTACTCCAAATCCTGTTGATATGCGCCTAGCCATCTCTCGATTACTTTCGATAAAATCCATTTCCTTGGGAGACCAACCGTAAGGAGTTACGCTCATTTTATTATCAGCGTTCATGCCCTCCAATATTAAATTCTTTCCTGCATTATTAGCACCACTATATTTATCTTTCAAACTCTTTTCTAGTTTGTCATACTGTTTATCCGTAAGATTTCCAGAAAAAGAAAATATCATTCCTGGCCGAGCTTCATTATCCAAAAGTTTTTTATTCCATTTATTTGAAGCATTGCTCGTATCAATTTCGTAGGAAGCCGGTTCTGTTATTCCCATTCCATAAAAATCATTAAGCGGATTAAATAATTTGAACTGTAATAAATCCGCTTGACCTGTTATAATATCTTTTTCCCAAATTACCTCTTGACTACCTAATGAATATTTATATCCAAAAACCCTATCATTGTCTAAAAGAATTTCTATCCTATCCGGACGATGCACAAAGACTTCCTTAGGATATTCAGTGTTTGGCCCGGTCTCAACTTTAATCCGCTCCAAGTATGAATTACCGGATATCAATAAATATGCCATGAGCTGAATCAAGATGAATGCCCAGCTTTCATCTTGATTTGGCCGTTTGATTAAATCTATAATAGGGTGATCATCAATTTCTTTATTTTCTCCATTCGCTTCTTTCTGAAATAATTTCCATGACACACTTGCAACTGCCTTGGCTATTTCGTCTATACACCGAAACGCTATGACATTTTTCATATACGTTTCTTTGCAGAAATTTTCATAATTTCTATCCGGGCTTATTGAATTCCCGCCAACCGAATCAATTACAATGCTTACAGTCCTTGATGCTTTTTTGAAAATATCTTTTATCTTACCAAAAAATCTCATGCTTAATTATGATAAAGTGTATCCTCAATTTTTAGCTTCCAGGTTTCGCTTTTATCCACGTCCGTATCCGCTGTGACAATTACTCTTAACTCAGCCTTGAACGTTCCCGCCCCTACCGTGTCTGTATTGGTAGCCGTCAAATTAACTTTCAAGATTCCTAATGCCCCATCAGTTTTGTCAAAATCACTATCAGCTTTATCGAGTAAATAAGTTGTATCGTCATATTCATTTTTAATTACAAACCTGGCCGTCGAGCTTGAAACATCCAATATGGCCCCGGCCCTGGAAATTGTGAAAGTTAATGTCTTGCCTTCACCTTTTTTAATCGTTATATCTGCCGCTGCCATATCAACCTACCGCGGCCCAGCCTTGAACTTCCAAACCAATAACGTTCGTACCGGAAACATTGCTAAATTCTAAAACTAAATGATCATCTGATAAAAAACGCATTGGAATTGAATTGGCTGGGTTAAATCGGTAATCGGTTGAGCCGGACATGAGCCGAGAAACAAGAACAAAATTATAAGCGGAGCCCTTCACAGAACTAAGATAAACTTTTAAATATTCAATACTAACAAACGCTATAGAAAATTTTAATCTTAATTCAGCTAACTCAAAAACACGCGCCGCGAAATCTGTCCCTGGTATAATGCTTTCTGAGATCTTTCCATTAGCTCCATTGGTATGATAAAAAGAAAAATGCCACCATCTCTTGTTATCAGTTAATTCTTTGCTTGCCCATGCCATTATAATACACCTCTATATATTATAATAACATAGATACAAAAACTGTCAAGGTCGCTTATTTTGCGTAAATAAATTGATTAAACTACTCTAATTCGTGGGGTTGAAAGTGTACCGGCAAGTTTAGAAAATGACCCGCTAACTGAGTCAGTTTGGTCATCATGATTCCCGTCCGGGAAAAGTTCCATCTCATCTAAAAATTTTGCGTTCCATTCTGCTTTGACTAAATAAATGTAACCAGCTTCACACTTGGAACTAAATGGAGCAGCCCGTTGCTGCTTTGATCCTGTTACCTTATCACCATGAAAATTATATTGAGGAAGTATATTCCTATGATAATGATCAATGATTGCCTTTCCTGAGCTGCCTGGTTCCTGCTCAAGCCAAACAGCAACTTCTTTTCCATCCAACTCCGCTGTTTGCCTGATTATCTGCTCTGTCTCCCTGGGTGTTTTTTGATGCCTGATAATAGATTCAATATAAAATAATCCTTCCTTTGTCATTGCAATTTTGCAACCTACGGTATAATCAGGATCACGATTTTTCTTTGACGGCTCGGTTGCTGCCATATCCCAGTATCGAACTCGAATTGCATCTTGAGGAACTTCATCAACAAATTTAAACCATTCTCTTTTGAACATTCGGCCCGACGACCTAACATCCCAGTCGCCATCTAAAAGCTGAGCCCTGGTAATTGGATCAAGCTGATTAAGACTTTCTATATATTGTTCTTTATTCAAATGTGGATTATCATTTAATCCGGCAGGTATAAATACAGAACCTTTTTTCCTTGTCTTTTTATCTATATATCTGTCTTTTAATTCTTGATGACTTATGCCCCCGGGGTTGGAGGTCAAACGAAATCTAAGTGGGATGTTAGATTCTTTTTTTTTCCTTAACCGTGACCACATATATATAATCTGTGACCAGCGCAAATCCGAAGCCTCATCGATACCAATAAATTGAAACTCCGCGCTCTTAAAATTCAAATGGTCTCTAGGCCCGTCTAGGTATCCAAAAGACAATGATGATCCGGAAGAAAACTCCCATTTTTTTATTTCCCCCTTCCAAACAGCATCAGTCCCCGCTAGCCAGTCCTCTGCTAAATCCATTAGAGAACCTGGCATTGATAAATTTTTAAATGTATCTCTTAATAATAATGCTGCGTAACCGGGTACGTCTACATATTGCAAAGCAGCTATTAAAAGAGTACTAGTTTTCCCGCCTCCCGCTGCGCCGCCGTAAAAAAGATCTCGAACATGGTCTAATAATAAAAATGCTCTCTGCTTTGCGGTGGGCTTAAATGATATGTACTTATTCCATTTCGGGGTCAGGCTTTTCTTCAGGGCTTCCTGTGTCGCCTTGTTTGACAAGGCCTGCATCAAGTAGGATTTTGAGAACGTCTGCGAAGTGGTCAATTGTTTCATCACCTATGTTTATTTTATTTTTTATTTCACCGGATATATTAGCTTCAATTTTATCCTTACGCCCCCATTTCTTCCAGTTGGTTCTTTCTAACCACCAGGCGGCTGCTGTCCAATTCTGAATACTAGCTTTTTGGATTACTGAAACATTTCTTATTTCGGCTTGGGCCTTTGCTCTTTTTATAGCCTCATAAAATTCAGTCTTGAGTTCATGATCTTCCTCGGATCTTTCATCTATATTCTCATTTATATCCGGGTTTCCTTCTCTAATCCATCTATAAAATGATTCCTCTGATATATTTAAATAGTCACAAACAGTATTAGCATATTGACCAGTTTTAATAAGATCCTCAAATTCTTTTATGAGTTCTTTAGTGAGTTTTAATTTTCTACCAATTTTCATATTAAATATACTCAAATTCTATTCTATTTATTGTAGAATTAAGATTCAATTTATAGCAATTCATTATTAAAGCTATAAATTTTTTACGTGACCATTCGGGAAATCCTTCTTTAGCCACATCACTTTTCGAGATAGCTAATATTGATTCTTTTCTTACTGATAATATTTTAATTTTACCCATTTTTTCTATCTTTTCACCCTTTTTTAATCCCATCGCTTTCTTAACTCCATATAAAATATCACCTGGTTTTAAAGAATTCCAACCGATTCTCCTTGTAACAGTTTTTGTTTCGTTTCTGAATTGTTCAACAGTCAAAGCAAAACTCATATTTTTCATTTTATTCCTCTTTAATGTTTCTATATGTAATAGAACATAAGCTAAATAAAAGTCAAGCTTTTTTATAATTTTTATAACCTTTCTAGATACAAGTGCCTATACATATTCCCATGAGTATGTTTTCCTTTTACTGCTTATAGTTTTATTATAACTGCTCAAATTTTTATGTCCCGTCGTCCTACCAAGATATCTTAACTTCCATTTATCTTGATTTTTTAATGATAGTAATAAAGCTGGACTCGATGTTTTAATAAAAAATTTCTCATTTTTATACTTATTTTTGTAATACTTTGCTATATTATTTAATAATATTTTACCAAGCCCAATTCCTTGAAAATCAGGCAAAACAACTAATCTATGTACTCGCCACATTCTAGCATGCGGATTCGGTTGGAATAAAACTGAAATAAATCCTACTAAATTATTACTTGTAGTTAACAAAAATATCCGTGCAGCATTATTATGACTATGACTTAAATAATGATATTTGCTAAAGTATTTCCAAATTGATTTATCTCTATATTCAAATATTTCAATTCGTATTTGTGGTTTTTTTTTACCTTAATCATGTCCATTTTATTTGTATCAAATATCCAATCCGGTTGTAACCATTCAAGTATATCAAAATGACATGATACAGCAATAAATTGTTTGTTTAATTTCCTGATTGATTTTTGAATTGCCAACGATCCAAATTTGGCAACATTTCTGTCTATCACAGAAGTATATTCATCAAATACAATTAAATCATTTTTTTCTAATATTGCCCTGGCTAAATCAACTCTCATACACTCACCGTTACTTAAAACGTGATATGATTTTAGCCAGCTTTTTGGAGTAGAAAAACCGACAGAACCTAAAACTTTCAAAATTTCATCAATTTTTATATCTTTTGATATATTATCAATAATTGAATTATTATCATAATCAAATTTATTTATATAATTGTTTTTAAATAGTTGTTTTGCAATTATACTTTTTCCGGTACCTGAATTCCCAACAATAACACCGATATTCCAGTTTTCCGGAATGTCTATTTGTCCACTAAATTCCTCCTCTATATTTTTTATCTGTAAATCAAATTTATTTATAACAAGATTATTTCTAAATGAATCTTTTATTTTACTTTTTTTTAAAATGTTAAAAGTCTGCATTTATATCCTAATTTTCTTAATCTATTATATCTTTCTTCCATTTCATTTTCATTTTCACATTCAATAATTATTTCAAATTCACTTTTAAGTTTATTACTCAAATCTTTTGCATCTTTATTCTGAAATAATTTATTCATTTCATCTTGATTCATCCCTAAATCATCAACTATCTCATCAATATTTATATCAAATTCATCTGTTATATTATTTATAAATTTACCTAATAATTGATCATCCGGATCGCCATGTATAGTATTAAATTTAACACAATCTTTTTTTGCTTGTAGCCAGTTATAATTCGAATCATCAATCACAATGCAATCTTGATCCAAAATTCCTGCTCTAATTGCTGCCTGAACTCTATGATTACCTGATATAACATAAAACTTTTTATCCAATATGGCGATTGTTGAAAGCTCTCCATACCAGCCAAACTTTCTCATATCATTTACCATTAAAATCATTTTATCTTCTGATACTACTTGAGGATTATCAGGAAATTCCATAAGTGACTTTAATTGCAATTTTTTTATTGTAGTATTATATGACATTATTATTTCTTTTTTCATTATACCTTTATTTCAACTAATTTTTTATTTATCAAACTAGCTTCTTCTTTTTTCCCCACTTCTTTATAACACCACTCAAGGTTCTCCATTGCTTTCAAATCAAGAGGAAATAAATCTAAATATTCTTTATATATATCTATAGCCTCATTATACATTTTAGCATTTTTGTGCATGTCACCTATAATACCCAGGAATGAATCAAACTCTTTAGTCTTATCCATTACCTCACCGATCTGCTTTAAGCCGGCCTTCAAATCTTTCCTGATTAAAACCTGACCATATTCAAATTGAAATCTTAAATTATCAGGAAAATCTTTTATTAACTTTTTATACTCTGTTATTGCTTTGTCTATGTCTCCTATGTGATTATAGGTTGTTGCGCAGCCCCAGCGCGCTTCAATTTTATCAGGAATGATTTTGATTGCTTTTCTTAAATATCCTAAAGACGTCTTCCAGTCCTTTTTTTCTCTACCTACGGTTTGAGCATTGTCGATTAAATCATTATAATCAATTAAATTCTGTTCATATTTAGAATCGACGCCTTTTGCTTTTTCAATATTATCAGCCCGCTTCTCTAAACATATTTTTTGAATCTCCCTAGCCCTATCTAGATCATGTCCATTATTAACGCTTTTCAATATTTTTTCTACTATTATCAAAGGGCGTGCAAAGTTATTTTCACTTAAGAATTTTTCTGCATCGCTCATGTCAATTTTCTCGTCATCGCTTCCCTGTAATAAGCTTTCATCCTGTGTCGTTTGATATTCTTTTAATATTCTTAACGCTTCTAAATAATGCTTTTTTAATTTCTCCGATGCTTTATTAGCTGCATTTAATATCAACTCATTTCGCTTTACCCGAATCAAGAGAAGTTTTTTATCGTTTATTAGGTCTATCGGCCTGGCCTTTATCTTTAGTTCCCTGGAATGAATCTCACGGCTTGCTTGAAATATAGCAACTCCAACAAGAGAATTTTTCTTGGCATATTCATGGGCCTTATTACTCAATGTTTTATTCTTTTGTATCCAGCCCTTTAATTCAGACTTAGGGCATTCCTTCATTTGCTTGGCGGTTTCTAAAGCCTCTTTACAATAATATATCACATTTTTCAAAACTTCCAAATCAGATTCAAGAACTTTTATTGTATTAAAAGTGTATTCTTTAACGTTGTCAATCAAAGGATATAATTTTTTAATTTCTTTCTTTTTGATTATATTCTTGCAATATCGTTTAATGAACTCAGCCAAAACTAATTGTTTCATACCTTTCATCTTAACACCGCCTTGGGTGCAATTGAATATATCAAAACCTTTATATCTTTCAATGATATTTTCGAATGAAGTGATAAATGATGCCAAACCTAAATTAGTTAAAACATTACCTCCGAAATATCCAGGCACATAGTGAGCAACACCCATACTGATCTCCTTATGTTTATGCAAATTACTCCTATGATCAGTAACTTTCCATTTTATAATCCCATTCTCAACCTTGATCTTGCCACCTTCATCAACATCGTTAATATGACTTTTCTCGGTTACATAGGAAAGGTCTTGACCTATGATTGCAATCGGATTACAACCAAGTTTTAATGCTAAACCCAAATTCATGTGAGACACGCTCCCACCCTGCTCTATGTATCCTTTCTTTTCGATTATACCGGATATTGTATCTTCATGCCCGGGGACAGGAGTTCCAACTATAAATTTTGGCCCCTGCCAATTTTTAATAATCTTAAAGTACGAACGATTAAGGCACACAAGAGGCACCATGCTATCAAACAAACCGCGAAAATGACCATAATTTACATCTCCATAATCGACCGTTGTGATAAAATCCGGATCTATTCCATAACCTTTTAATATTCGCAGCGCCTGGGCAACTGCAATTATAATAACTTTGTCCCGAATGTCCTTAAGTAAATGAATATTTTTTTGTAAACTTGGCCCAGTGCTAACCAGTACTGCAGGTTTATCTTTATAGATGTTTGTTAGCTCCTCGACTCCCCTGTGTCGAACTACATAGGGGAGATTCTTTATATCATTCTCGGCTATCACAGCACCGGCCCCGCAAACCGTTCCCGTATTGCATCGAATTTGATTTATCAAGTCTGTTGTGTATAGAGTCAAGTCGGAGTATTCCATACATTTTAAAGAATATGGCTCAATCATCATGTTCCAATTATTTACAACTTTTATTGTCTCCATAATACTAACAATAAAAGAAATTTCACTTTTACCAGGACTGGCAAATATCAAAGTATTATTCTTAAGCCATTTTGAAAAATCAAATAATTCAAGAGACTTTTTTATTAAATATCCATTCGGCTCTACAACTACAACATGATGACCTTTTTCTTTTTTCTTTAATATCTTATGAGCTAAATATCCTAAACCCATTCCTACTATAACGGTTATATCATCTCTGAAAAATTCCCATTGGTCAACAACTAATTTAACTGTCTTTTCCGGGTCGTCTAAATCATAAGCCGGTTGCTGTGTTGTTCCAATCTTTACTAGCATGTTAAATTTATTATTCCTGCTGGTAATTAAATTAAACCATTCTGGTTGCTTAGATTCTTTAATCCATTTTAAAAGATTAGGATTAACTTCTTTTAATATTTCTAAATTTTTATTTCCTTTTTTCATTTATTTTAATTCAAAAGTTTCAATAATTTCTTTTGGCTGAACAAGTCTCTCTTTACCTTCAAAAATCCTAAATATTTCATTTGAATAGTCATCATTTTCGTAATTTTCATAATCTTCATAAAATTCTTTTCTAAATTCCAACACTTCTTTTTCTGTTGCAAATTCTCTTATTTGATAAATAGGCCCTTCGGTAGCATCATAATTATCTGGCCCAACGGAACCATAATATACAAAAAACATAATCTTACCTCAAATTTTTATTTATTTTTCAATAAACTCCATATCTTTTATTGCCTTAAGAAACCTTACACTTTTATATTCACCTTTTAACATAGAATATCTCACAACATCTTGATACTCAAAATCAAAATACATTTCAGATCTTAACTGGCCCTCTTTTTGCATACCAAGCTTTTTAGCAACTTTAATCATGCCAGTATTATTTTCAGGCGTCCCTATGTAAAGTTTATTCAAATTCATTTTTTCAAATCCATGCCGAATAACAAACATGAAAGCTTCTGTTGCAATTCCTTTATTCCAATACTCTCTATCTCCAATTAAAATGGCAATCTCGGCCTTCCTGTTTATCAGGTCTAGCGACTGTAAACAAACATTACCAATATATTTATCATCGACAATAATAGCCCAGAAAAATATTTCTTTGTTAAGTATAACTTGTTTGAAATCTTCAAAATCTTTATAAAAGTATGTATAAATACCATGGGTATTATACTTGGTAACTTCGGGATCATTCATCCAATGCTTGTGATCCACAAGAAAATTAGCATGATACCTGCCTAAATCTTCAACATCTATATATTTAATTTTCATTTATAACTTTCCATATTCGTTTTATAAGCTCTGCTATTTTGAGAAAATCTCTAGCAGTAATCTTTCCGTCAGTGTTATCTATGTATTTATACATTTTTTTATAATGTTTGTTTATGTCTTTGCCTAGTTTTTCTAATGTTAATTCCAGATCTTCCTCTGGAAATTTTTCTAACAATATTTTATATAGTTCATCTATTAAATTT